ATCGCAACTGCGTAGTCCCCTTGACTAATTAGTCCGGCCTCAGGTCCTATTGCAACTGCAATTGCCCCTTGACTAGTTCGTCCAGCACCAGATCCTATTGCAACTGCGGATGCCCCTTGACTAATTAGTCCAGCACCAGTTCCTATTGCAATTGCGTTTTCCCCTTGAGTATTTTGACCAGCAGTATTTCCTATTGCAATTGCAGAGCTCGCTTGACTAGTTTGACCAGCTTGATATCCTAATGCAACTGCAATTGCCCCTTGACCAGTTTGTCCAGCATTAGCTCCTATTGCAACTGCATATGCCCCTTGACCAGTTTGTCCAGCTTGATATCCTAATGCAACAGCATTTGCCCCTTGACTAGTTCGTCCAGCACCAGATCCTATTGCAACTGCGTTTCCCCCTTGACTAGCTGCCCCAGCATTAACTCCTAACGCAACAGCGGATGCTGCTTGACCAGTTTGTCCAGCATTAGCTCCTAATGCAACAGCGGATGCCCCTTGAGTACTTTGTCCAGCACCAAATCCTATTGCAACAGCGTTGAACCCTTGACTAGTTCGTCCAGCATTAGCTCCTAACGCAACAGCGCTGAACCCTTGACCAGTTTGTCCAGCATTAGCTCCTAATGCAACAGCGGTTGACCCTTGAGTACTTTGTCCAGCACCAAATCCTATTGCAACTGCGGATACCCCTTGACTAGTTCGTCCAGCAGTATTTCCTATTGCAACAGCGTTTGACCCTTGACTAGTTTGCCCAGCATTGGATCCTAATGTTACTTTACTACTACCTACTACAAATGATAATCCGTTCCAATATAAATAATCACCATAATTAGTTCCTGTCGCTCCAATTACACCAGCTGGACCAGTTTGACCTGTTGGACCTGTTGATCCATCTTGACCATCTTGACCATTTTGACCAGCTTGACCTGTATTTCCTTGCAAACCTGTTGGACCATCTGAACCTGTTGGACCAGCTTGACCTGTTGGACCTGTTGGACCACCAGCTTGACCTGTTGGACCAGCTTGACCTGTTGGACCTGTTGGACCACCAGCTTGACCTGGTGGACCAGCTTGACCTGTTGGACCTGTTGATCCATCTTGACCATCTTGACCATCTTGACCAGCTTGACCAGTTGAACCTGTTGGACCAGTTGAACCTGTTGGACCAGTTGAACCTGTTGGACCAGTTGAACCTGTTGGACCATCTTGACCAGTTTGTCCAGCTTGACCTGTTGGTCCTGTTGATCCATTTTGACCAGCTTGACCAGCTTGACCAGTTGAACCTGTTGGACCAGTTGAACCTGTTGGACCAGTTGAACCTGTTGGACCATCTTGACCATTTTGACCAGCTTGACCTGTTGGTCCTGTTGATCCATCTTGACCATCTTGACCATTTTGACCAGCTTGACCTGTATTTCCTTGCAAACCTGTTGGACCATCTGAACCTGTTGGACCATTTTGACCAGCTTGACCTGTTGGTCCTGTTGATCCATCTTGACCATCTTGACCTGTTGGACCATCTGAACCTGTTGGACCAGCTTGACCTGTTGGACCTGTTGATCCATCTTGACCATCTTGACCAGCTTGACCTGTTGGACCATCTGAACCTGTTGGACCAGTTGAACCTGTTGGACCTGCCAACGAATTGTTGTCTAAATAAAGACTACCATCTTGGTTAGTTAAAATTATAGACATATATTTTATAAATATATTATAAATATTTAATATAAAATAATTAGGTTGCATATAATAAACCTGCATTTCCGCCAACAAATACTACCATATTCACTCTCTCTTCCATTAAATACATATTATAATTGTAACCATAAATTCTCCAGGTTGGCTTGTTGATTCCTACTATATCACCTGTATTTGGATCGCAAATAGTCAACACTTGTGCATATGGGTCTGCTGGAGGAGATATCGTGGTAAACTCCATCTGGATATTTGTAAAACGACTCATATTCATCGCCCCCGATGGCTGTAGAGAAAAAGGGTCAGTGTTTAAACAGAAATTATAACAATATAGTCCTGGAGGTGCAAAACCGGCTGTTCTTACATATTTCTCTACAAAATTGTAGACACCAGCTGGCAAAATATTCTCTCTATATTGGCCATCAAGTAGTATTCCCATTGCTACCAAAATAGATTTAATATTTTGTGGGTTGTAAACACCAGTCGTATATAAACCAGACAATGTTCCATCCGGATTTAAACCTGGACCTAACAAATGTGGCACTGGCGGAGGTGCCGGATTAGGGTTTGGAACATTGCCAGCTGTTGGTGCAGGTGTTATATCTTGTGGCATATATTCATAAGGCCAATTCGTGTAGTTCGACCATTGATTTCTTAAATTGGCATCACTTCTTTGGAAATAAAACATCCAGCTTATTACCATACCTAACGAATCCAAATCAATTCTATTTTGGCCTGTTATATTGTAGAATGGTTTCTCATACACTTGCTTAATCAAATATTTTTGTTCATTTTTGGCAAATAATGTCGATTCATCATCAGAGAGAAAACAATAGGTGCAATTTAAATTAATATCTGCTGCCCAATTAGTTCTTGTATCTACATAAGATGTAGGTCCTAATTCTTCATCTGGTGGAGTTTGTAGAAATCTGTAGAATTGCATATAATATTGATTAAAATTTGGGGCTACGATTGGAAAATTATTTGCATAATCCATGACATCGCGAATTGTGAACCATTCATTTATAGGTCTAAATGTGACACTGATTGATAGCTCATTGTATTGTAATGCTACTAAAGGAAAAGCCTGATAAGATGATAAATTAAACCAAGCTCCTAAAGGAATCCATAATGTTCTGCCCGTTATAGAAGGTTGAGCTCCAGCCGCACTTGTTGTATAATAAGCATTTGGATATGCATTTACACGAGGCTCTACATTTGCTGGGTCATTTAATTCAGGAACATTGCCAATCATCTCATCAAATAATGCTAATTTTTGACTGCTGAAATCCCTCTGAGCTGAGGCTAAAATATACTGTCCCGAATATTGTTGCAATTGTTGATTGCCACAATTGATTGTCACCTTTTGAATAATTTGAGCACCCAAATTTTTTATCCATTGAAATTCATACGGAGCCCAATCAGAGTAAGCAGTTGTGCCATCATTTTGCTGGTATGCTTGAGGTGGCATAATAGGAGACCATATATTTGGTAATGTTATGCAAATATAACAGTCCATAAGCAAATCTGCATATCTTTTTACCTTAAATGTAAAAGTGGATTCAGTTGTTAAGTTTAATTGTGGAGTTCCTTCATGGTCCAATCTAAAGCATTGTTTGCCATAATTGGTGTATTTTTTATAGGTTGATTTCCAAAAAGTTTTGCTTGGATTACCGTTTAAAATTATATTTTGTTGTCCTTGACTAACTAGCTGCATAAGTCCTCCTGCCATAGTTATAATATATACTTATTATTTTTTAATTATTAATTTCATCATAATATAATTTAATTATTTCCAAAAGTTCTACATTTTCTTCACTTTCTATTCTTTTAATTTGTTTTTCAATTTCTTCTTTTAATATAGGCAAACGAATATACAACATAGGATTTAGAGATTTCCCATCTTTATTCTTAAACTTGTCTGGATTTAAACGAATAAAAATAAATTTTCCACTATGAAGCATGTATAAATCGTCATATCTTATTTCTTCCTTTTTATCATCATACCCTTTATGTTGGTTTTCATCAACTTCAATGCACAGCAAAGTATTGCCTATCAATTTTCTAAAGTCAATTCTTCTTCTGTGAGTACAGTCACAATTTCCTGTCCATAAAGGTTTGTCGTGTGTAAACTCTTCAAAATTTAAATTGATATAATCACGAATAGCTATTTCTTTTGTTTTACACCGAATTTGTAAAGTTAATGGGTCATTTGGAAATAAATTTTGATAACAAGAAGAACAGTATCCTTTATATTTAGGGTTTCCCCTTGAGCCTAAACAATAATTTGATTTACATTTTTGATGTTTAATATCAATCATATTTTCTAATTTATGCTCTAAACAATATGAAGCCGTATTTTTGCCTACACAATTAAATGTAGCAATTTTTGAACAGTTATTTTCTATACATATATTGTTTGTCAAACTAATCATACCATCTAATTTATGTTGAGAGCAGTATAATC